CCACTACAATCGGGAGAAAATCGGCACCCAGCAATTCGTGCCGCCGGGCCGGTGCCTCGTCCTGCTGACGGACTGCGCGCGCGCCTATTGGGTGACGTCGTGGCAGCAACACGTCCAGCACGCATGGCCTGGCGCATGGATATGCTCGGCGTTCAGGTCAGAGGGTGCCGGCGTTGCGTCCGAGCTGATCCGCGATGCGGTCGCCGCCACGCGCGCGCATTTCGGTGAGCCGCCGCCGCAGGGCATGGTGACCTTCATCAATCGCCGCGAGGTGCGGCCGATCATGGTGCGGGGCCGCGAGACATGGGGCTGGACGTTCAAGCAGGTCGGCTTCGTCGAGGTTGGCGTCACGCGCGAGCGGGGCTATCTCGCGCTGCAATTAACGCCCGACAAAATGCCAGCAGCTGCGCGCGCCAAGCAGCGATCGCTGCACGGCCTGCCGCTGTTTGGCTGATGGATCATATGCTGGTGCGCCTCGTCGCCACGCTGATCGTGTTCGGGCTGCTGGTGCTGGTGATCGCGTCGTGAGGCGATAGGCCTTTCCATGTCGTCTTGTCCGAATCGATCGGGCTGGGTTAGTTATGCGGGCCGTGCGCGATGATGCTGGACCCGCCGTCATCCCATGTCCGATCTGCCCCAGGCCACCATTGTGCGAGATTACCCGGCGCTGATCGCGGCGCTGCGCGCGCGCAAGGATGCGCTGGGCTGGAGCCACAAGACGGTCGATGGCCGCACCGGCCTGTCCGATGGCTACCTCGGCAAATTGTTCGGGCCACACCCGCCGCGGAATCTCGGCCCGATCGCGTTTACCGCTGTGCTGCAGACACTGGGCTTGGGTGTCGCCGTGGTCGAGGTCGAGCCGCTCGACTCGCTCAAGCCGCAGGGCGAGCAACGGCGCAAGGCCGTCCATGCTACCGGGCGTAGCATGGCCGATCCCGACTGGCGGGTGCGCCGGGCGCGCCAGGCGGCGCGGATTCGCTGGGGCGAGCGGCCGATCGATCGCAAGAAACGGATGGCCCGCAAGGCCGCGCGCGAGGCTAGACGTCGTCGTAGGATAGCCCGGCTTGCTGCAGCCGCAGCATTGCCCGCAGCAACCTAGCCACCGTCTCGGGCACCGGCTTGGCCCCGCTGCCATAGCGGTGCGACTGCGCGCGGCTGATGCCGAGGTGTTCGCGCGCGGAATAGACGGTCCAGCCCAGCAGCATCACTGCCTCGCAGTACTGGCGCGCCGTCATCGCGCCGCTGTTTTGTTTTGCGCCCATGTTGGTTATCATCCTGTGAGTTGTTCGCTGGCTCGGGGTTGCCCTCGCATGGCCCCTGACGCCGTGAGCAATAAGGGCCGCAGGGTGTGCCAACGCCCTGCGGCCCGCTTGTTTGGCGCCCATTGGGTGGCCTAGCCCCGGCGGTATCCATTGCGCTGGATGTAGGTGCCGTGATCCTCGGCCAGCCGCTGAAGCTCCCTGAACTTGCGCCGGTCGGCGCGCGTCCAGGTGGCGTTGTTCGCCGGCAATTTGTATTCGCGGAAGGCGGCCGGGGTTTCGACGCAAAACCAGATATGCGTCGGGGGCGATACCTTGTTCGGTTGGCAGGCAAAGAAGGCCATGGGTCAGCCCTCCTGATGTAGCCACGGGAACAGCAGCACCGGGGCGTAGTGGTAGCGTGTGGCGGACTGGGAGTCGTAGCGGCGCAGCCCGGTGAGCCGCTCGGCCTCGGCCTCGGCCTCGGCCAGCGTGGCAAAGGTCTGGACCTTGCCATTGGCTTTGAGCCATGCCTGCCGGTGGCCGGTGACGCCGCCGCTGACTTGGCACCAGATCCCGTATTCCTTGGTCGTGTTCATGGTCGTCTCCTCGCATAGGGGCACCATTGCCCGCCTCTGGCCCCGCCGTGGCAGGGCCAGAAGCCGACAATCAGCGCAGGGCCTCGTTTTCGCGGATGTGGATGTAAAGCAGGGCCTCGGCCTGCTCCAATGTCATGGCCACCTCGTCTTCTGGTGCCATGAAGATGTAGTGAAACCCATCCGGTAGCTGGATGATGTCGACCGGCGGCTTATCCGCGGCGTGCGAATAGCGGTAAACCTTGAGGACATTGGGTTTGTAGTGTTCCAGCGACACCTCGCGCCGGGTCGACCGGAACGCCTGCAGGCCAATGAATTCCTGCAGGCTCTGGTCCGTCTCCGGGTCGTAACCGGCCACGATCGCGTCGTGACGCTGGCCCAAGATGATCGCCGACTCAGCCTCATCGGCCGCAGTGACCTCGGTCCAGCCACAGTCGTTGCAGCGGTAGTTTTCGTAATCGTTGGTGTTTAACCAAGTCTGGGCGTCGATGCTCCAGGTCTGGGGAACCGTCCTAAAAACGTCGGGGCTGCCGCAGTGTGCGCACAGCACATCTTTAGTGGTGTCGGTCATGGTGTCCTCGCATGTTGTCGGCCGCCAAGGCCGGTGCTGGTTACATAGTCTCTTAAGGTGACGTTGTCAACGCGGGGCGGCAGGGTCGCCGCCGCCCCATTGGGTGGCGTCAGTCAGTCGACACCGTAATCGGCGCGCGCCATCGCGGCACACTCCTCGAGATTGACGGCGGGATCCGCGGCCGCCTCGAGGCGCATCGCCGCCATGTCGGCGTCATACTCCTCGGTCCAGTCGTCGAACGGCACGCCGTAGTCGGCCACGTTTTTGGCCACGTCGAATCGCAGGCCGACGCGGCGCAGGCGCAACGCCCATTTGCTGCAGATCTGGTGAATGTCGATCATCTCATTCCTCGCATGTTGCGGGCGGCGCGGTATTGCGCCGCCCATTGGGTGGGAAAGATCAGGCCACGGCCTCGGCCCCGTGTCCGGTCCATCGATGGGTGACCGGATCCGGGCTTTCGGTCGCGCGCGTTTCCCGCACCGCGGTCCAGCGCAGTGACAGGTCCAGCGCATAGGCCTCGGCCTCGGCGCGGTTAGCGAATCTCAGGCCGTTGCCCGCCCATTGACCGGACGAGTCCGCGATAACCTCGGGCATCCATGACATAGCAAGTCCTCGCATGTTGCGGGGCGTGCGGGATCGCCCGCCCCATTGGGTTTGTATTCACGCGCTGGTGCTTTCCGGGCGCGCGCCGGCAGCTGCGCCAGGGCGCAGTGGTGCCAGGCCCCAACAGGCGCGGCGCGCCCATTGGGTGATGGTTATCCTAGGCCGCGCGGATCCGGCCGCGCGGTCGCGCGCGGAGCTACCAGACTCCCCAAGCTTCCAGTGCGGCGCGGTTGCGTTCGGCCGCGATCCGCTCCGCGCGCGGCATCGCCTCAAAGAATGCGGTCACCTCGTCGGCGATCGCGCGTTGTTCGGCCGTCATAAAGATCAGGCCTGCAATCGAAGCTTTGAACGGATTGCACGCAAGCATGGCACCCTGCCAAGCGGCATAGGCCAGCGTCTGAGAGGCGGGCGCGCGCGCCAGCAATTGCCCGCGGTGCTTGCCGCGGGTCGCGTAGCAGGCCGCTAGCGCGGCGCGCGCGGCGTCTGACAGTGTCGTCATAGGTTCGTTCCTCGCATGTTGTCGGCCGCGGGTTCGGCCGTTCCTAGTGCCCGCCAGTGCGCCGCGGGGTGTGATGCCCGCGGCGCACTAGCCGACTCTCAGGCGGTGAGGCGCAATACCTCAGCGATCATTTCCTCGGTCGTTGCGTGCAATGCATACGCCTCAAGGTCGGCCATCTCCTTGGAAGTCAGAATGAGGCGGGCGGCGTCAAACAATGCATTCTGCGCCTTGATCTGCCGCTCGGATCCCCAGTCGGAATCGGTGTAGGGCAGGGCCGCGCGGGCGAGTGCCTCAAGGTCGGGCCGATTGACTGGCTGCGAGGTGGTCGCGATGTCCCAACGATAAATGAAGTTCCGCAGCCAGTCGTTTTGCTCTTTGGTCAAGTCGTCGGGGTCGTGTTCGTCGGCGGACAATTCCGGCAGGCCGTTCGCCGTTGTCCAGTCGCCGTATTCCTTGATCAGCGTATTCACCGCGTCGTCGGCGCTGTATTCGCCATAAGCATGGTCGACGAACAAGCGCGCCTCAAGTGCCTCTAGGTCGTCGTCAATCCATTCGGCATTGCTGATCAGCAAGTGCCATCGGCCATGGTCGCGCGCATTGTTCGGCCAATCCGGCTGCACCTCTTCGATATAGAGGGAACCAAGGTACAGATTACCGGACGGGCGCAAGCGTTCGCCGCTGTCCCATTGGCGCGCCATGTCGTCGTCGAAGGATTCGAAATAAGGAGTCGTGCGCAAGTCCTCGCACCATTGGCGGGTCGCGCGGAAGGCTTCGAAGGTGAGCGGTCGTTTAGCCATTGCAGTATCCTCGCATTGTTGTGCCGCGGGCGCGGCGTTCCTAGTGCCCGCCATTAGGCCGCGCGGGTGAGGCGCGGCCTAATAGCCGACTCTCAGGACAACGACTCAAGCTTGGCGCGGTCCCATGCCGCGTTCCACAGTGTCACGTCGGCGTCGGTCGGTTCCTTGTTCCATGCTTCCGGCAGGAACGGCCGATTGAAGGCGCGTTCAAACGCCTCTGCCATCGCCATGTTGGCATCACAAAAATCGTGAGTCGCGCAAATCCCGCGGCCGTAGGTCTTATTCCGTTTCCTGATTTCGGCAAGCTCGGCGGGCGTCGTCCATTCGGTGATGACCGCCACAAAATGCCGCGCCAGAACCAACGCCTCTACCTCGCGCCAGTCGTCGGTCGCCAGCAAATCGTCGGGCGTATAATCGTGTCCTTCTTCCGTCACATAGAACCGCGGGCCGTCTCCCATCTCGCGCTTTGCCGCGTCGACATAGTCAATGGCGATTCGAAGCTTCAACCCATCATGGGTGAACGATGGGCACGAGTCGTTGTGCCATGACGTGTCGACGAATCCCGCGGGCAGTGCGGGCAGGGCGTCGGTGTAGTCGGGGAATTCGGTTTGGTAGGTCATTGTCGGTCCTCGCATTGTGGCGGCTCGTCAGTGCGGGTTGCCAAGTCCGCAGACCGCGCGCGGGGCGCGGTTTCGCCTTTCAGTCGCGCCGCGCGTCGGCCTCCGCGAGTCGGCGCACCTCTTGGCGGGCCTCATACGCCGTTTCGAAGTGCGCCACATTTTCGAACGTCGCGACAACCTGAACGGTGAACGTCGGGATTGGCGCGGCATCGGTCACAATGCGGTAGTGCATGAGGTGGCGTTCAATTCTCATGACCGCACCACAAATCCGCTGCGGTCACGTTTCGCGGCATTGCCTTTCGGTGACAATCCGACGACAACGCCGCGCGGGTCGAGGTGGCGCAAGTCGTGCAAGTCGCCGTTGATGACAGGCGCGCCGAGGTAGGTCGCGGGCAATGCGCCAGCAAACACCGCAGCGACATTACCGCCTGCAGCAAGGACTCGCCTACAGTCATCCTCGTTTGTTTCTGAGCGGCTGAAAGTCACGGACACATTGCGCGGAAGCTTGCCCGCGGCGTGCGCCAGCGCGCGCGACACAAGCTTGGTGTAATCGGTAAACTGAACGTAGGGGTGATTCCGCGCCGCGGTGTCGACCAAAAGCGGGATATCGGTCGAGCCATTCAACCGGACACATAGTTCAAGCTTCAATCGGCGTGCTTCGCGTTTGGCGCGCCAGATTGCCGCGTCGATGATCGCCAGATAGGCCGCGCGGTCTTTCATGAACATGCGGGCGCGGCGTTTGCGTGCGGTGATCGCCTGCGAGTCCTTGCCCGCGGCGTGAATCGCTGCCTGCCCGCTATGCTCGCCAAGGCAGATCGCAATGCATCCTGCAGAGGCGGACGGGCAAAGGTTTCCGACTCCTGCGGTCGTGGAATGCGCCATGTAGTGAATCGCATTGTGCCAACCATAGGCCGCGGCTTTGCTTGCCTTGGGATTGTCGGTTGAGAAAAGCCGCGCGGCGTCGACCATGTAGTGGGCGGCCGTGGCGCGGAAGGAAGCTTGTAGCATCGGGATCCTCGCATGTTGTGCCCGTGCCAACGGGCGTTACCTCTCCTACATAGTCTCTTCATGCGACCATGTCAAGGGGCGCCATAGAGGTGTCGATCGGCGCGGTGTCGGTCGCGCGGCCGCAATGCCCGCCTCGGCGCAATGCCCGCCGCGCAATGATATTTCGCTCACGGTTGGACCTGGACGGCGGACCGGCGTTTTTCGTGCGCTGCCAAGGGTTTGCCCGGCGATCCTCAGGCGGCGTATGAGCTAGGCCTACAAAATAGGCCGATAGAGTGGTAAAGCGTTTCCGTCTCTAATCCGTGTCCATCCGGTCGCCAAGGTTGCAACGTCAATGATTGCAATGGCTTGCGAGGGTGCATTTGACAAATCCGGGGATAAGTCGCCAAATCCCGCGCGGCGGGCCGTGTGATTCGCGCGCGGTTCCGGGTGCCCGCCTTCCCTCATCTCCGCTTGCCTATCGCTCGGCGCCGGCTAGGCTGCCGCGATGTCAGACGTTCCCGCCGATATTGCCGCGCTACTGCCCGCCAATGCGGCGCGCCACAACGTCGCCGTGCCCGCGGGCAAGCTTAAAACGGCGCTAGACTTGCTGATATGGGGTGACCCGGAGACGTTGCGGCCGGTTCCATGGCCGGAGGCGGCCCGAAGGGCGAGTCTCTCAATCCAAACAATGCGGAAACACCTCGCTAACCCTGCAGTGCGGCGCTACCTCACGTTGGAGCGGCAAGTATTCGCTGCGAGTGTCTCAGCGCAAAATATCGGCCGCGCCGTCGCCATCCGCGATCAGGATGAGAATCGGACCGCGGCGCTGCAGGCGGTGCGATGGATTGAAGAGGTCGCATCGGGTCGCGCGGCGAGTGAGGCGGGGCGCGTGTCGGCACCGGGCATCGTGATCAACATCGGCGCGGCCGCGGTGCCGCGATCGATGCCCGCGGATGATGCGCTGATTGAAATCAATCCGATTGGTGATGCTCCCGAGGTGTGAGGCGGATACAGTGTCCGCCGTCGGGCATTGATGCGCCTCGCATATTCGGCGTTCCTGCGATCCTACCCCCGTTCGCACCCCCGCCTCGGATGACGCTTGCGCCTCGCGCCGCATCGCGCGCTGCATCGCGCATGAAAGGCACGGGCGCGCGATCGCGCATGATGCGCGCGCATCACGCACGCACGCCACGCACGCGCATGCCTGCTTGCGCCTGCCCGCGGCCGCGCGCGCGCGACCAGGCACCCGCAGCTGCATTTGCGCCGGCGCGCCGCAGGCTCGAGGCCGGGGGGCAAAACTGGCCGCCGACTTCTCCGCTGCTAATCGGGAGGCGCAAGCTCTGGCTTTTTTTCTGACCCCCGTGAATTTTGGTTTTTGGTGAAAACTGCGTCGGGTTGACGGTTCTGGTATTTTCGGTTCCCTTGGTGGGATGGTTTATCGTCGTCGATCTGAGCTGACGCCTGAGGAGCTTGAGGCGGCGCGGGCGCGGGGTCGTGCGCAGAAGCGTCGTTGGTATGACGAGCATTACCGGCCGGGGTCTACGGTTCGGAAGCGCGCGCGGGCTGCAGCGATAGCGGCGCGTCGGGCTGAGAAGGCTGCAGCGAAGGAGGTTGCTCGAAAGGCTCTGGCTGCTCGGGTTGCAGCGAATGCGGCTGCTCGTCTTGAGCGGACACCGTTGCTACAGCGTGCGTGGCGCGCTGCGAACCCTGACTACATGCGGGAATACGGGCGGGCCTGGCGGCAGTTGAACGCTGAGAAGGAACGTGCGCGGAAGCGTCGGCGCAAGCAAGCGAAGCGTGTTGGCATTCGCGATCGGCTGTTCAAGCTGCAGCGTGGACGGTGCGCGTATTGCCGGAAGAAGTTGGTGGTGGGTGAGGTTCACCTCGATCACGTTGTCCCGCTGGCCCTTGGCGGCGTGGACAAGTTTTCGAACCTGCAATTGGCGTGTGCGCCGTGCAATCAGGCAAAGCATGCGAAGGCGCCGGAGGCTTTTGCGCGCGAGAAGGGGATGCTGGTTTAGTGCGATGCGTGAGGGTGTGATGCGCGAGACGCTGGCGGTGATTGTCGCTCCGCATTTTTATTGTGGGATCGTGCTGCGCGAGGATCGGGTGATCGAGGCGGCGCCGATTGTTCGGTACATGCGCGGGTGGTCGCGGGATCGGGTGCGGGAATATTGCGCGGGGAAGCGGTGGAAGGTTTCGGTGGTGTATGCGGATCGGGAGCATGCGTGATCAGTTTGGGTGGTGGGCGGGGTTTGCGCTGTTCATGATGCTGGCGGCGATTGTGGTGTTGTGGGTGATGTGATGGCGCGTGGTCTGACGGAATTTGAGCAGGGGGCCTGGGCGCGCAAGGTTGCGGGCGGGGTGGTTGAGCGGTTTGCCGACGCTGCGGCGATCGAGACGGCGCATTACGCGACGTGTTCGCTGATCGTTGCGATGGCGAGCCTGGTGCTGTCGGATCCGGCATTGGCGATGCGGGTTGGCGGGTTGATGGAGGCTCCGCGGGGGGACGATGCGGATGGCTAGGAACTGGGGGGTTCGGGTGGACGGTCGTGGTCGGCGGGAGGCGGTTGACGTTTGGATTGAGGTTTTGGCGATCGGGCTGGTTCTGGTGTCGGTGATGCTGGTGGCCTGGATGTTGCGGGGGGCGTGGTGATGAGCAATTTTGAAAACGAACTGACTGCGCTGATCAACGACTGGCTCAAGCGCGGAGACGACCCTCGCAGCATGAGGGACGCCATGATCGAGGAGACGAAGCGCCTGACCGCTCGGCTCCCCTCCGCGGAGACAGCAAGGGATGATTGAGAAGCGGGCAGCACGAAGTGACGTGCTTCAAACTGTCGGGGCGACTGCAAGCGCCCGCCCGCGCGATGCCGACGAGCTTGCGGCCGAGGGGGCGCGGCTGCTCAAGCTGTGGGGTCGGCCGCATAATTTGCTGTTTTTGCATCCGGCGCAGGAATGGATGGCGGTCGATCTGCAGACGCCGTTCCTCAGATATCGGAGGCTGTGATGCCGTTGACGGCGAAGGGGAAGAAGGTGCTGGCGGCGATGCGGAAGGAATATGGTCCGAAGAAGGGCGAGGCGGTGTTTTATGCGTCGGTGAACAAAGGGAAGCTGAAGGGGGTTGAGGGTCGCGCGGGGAAATCGAGCAGGAGGAAATCGTGAACACGAAAGAGACGAAGATCGACATTCAGCCGCCTGGGAAGCCGGGCGAGACGGAGGATCTGGCTGGGTTGCCGAAGGCGGACCGCGAGGCGCGCGAACGCGAGGAGCTTGTGCGCCAGGAGCGGGTGCGGCGCGGCTTGCCGGACGAGGATCCGCGGCAGCAGCCGCAACCGGGGCAGCCGGGGCAGCGGCAGCAGCCGCAGCGGGACGCGGACAAGGACTAGGCGAGTTTCGCGTTGCGTGTCAGGCTGGCGGGCGCGTCTTGAGAGGGCGCGTCCGTTTTGCTGTGGTGCGAGGCGGGCGATGGACGCGGCGACGGTGTTGTGGTGGCGGCGGCAGGTTGAGGAGGCGGTGATGCGCGAGACGGAGAAGCGTTTGGAGGCGGCGCTGCATGCGGTTTACGAGCTGGACGCGGCGTTGCGGGTGGTGAGCGAGAAGCTGCACCAGGCGGTGGAGGGCAGCGCGGTCGACGAGGCGGCGCTGAAGATGGCCGAGGCTGCGCTGTTGCGGGCCGAGGTGGTGCTGGCGGGTGGCAAGCCGCGGCATGACGAGGATGCGCCGGCCGAGCCGCTCGAGCCGGACGCGGACGAGGATGATCCGCTCGACGAGCCGGTGCCGGCGCGGCCGGCGGTCGAGGAGCCTGGGATTGCGGTGCCGAAGCGGTCGCCGCGCGAGGAGGTGGTGCCGGAGCCGCGGGCGACAAACGTGACGGTGGCCTCGTCGAACACGCGGCTGGCGGAATTGCAGAACCGGTCGCGGCGGCTGTCGGCGGATTTGACGCGCGGCCACGGGCAGCGTTGAATTGGATTGGCGGCCCGGCGGGGAAAGCTGCCGGTCGTACCGGGGATGAGCGAAAGTCCTTTGATGAGGCGTCAGGGGACATGCCCTGCCGGGCCGCGACATGCGAGGTGTGAGATGGTGAAGCTTCAGATCCTGATCGAGTTCGTGGGGTTCATGCTGCGGAGGCGGTGATGTTCGGGTTTCCGCTGCGCTGGTGGATTGACGCCCAGCTCATCGGGATCCTGCTCGGCATCGTGCTGTTGGTGGTCGGCTGCGCGGTGCAGCCGTTCACGGTGTCGCCGCTGACCTTGTCGCAGGGGGTGGCGCCAATGCCGGTGGTGGCGCCGCTGCAAAATCATATCCGGCTGCCGTCGTGCGGGCAGTGTCACAGGTGAGGCGATGATGGCGAAACCGGTTGAACCAGTGAACGGGGGCGAGACGACGATGGGCGGGACGATGGTGAGTGTGAAGGATGCGCCGTTCGGAGCGAAGGGCGACGGGACGACCGACGACAGCGATGCGCTGCAACGCGCCTTCGACGGACCGGACCGGCATATCTACTTTCCGCGCGGCCGCTACCTGGTGACGCGCCCGATCAATTTCGAAACGCCGGAGCTGAATTTCCACTACGAGGGCGAGCCGGGCGCGCACATCCTCGGCAATTTTCCCGACGCGCTGTTCAAGCGGTCGGTCAAGTCGCCGATCGGCGGCGTGCATGTGGTCGAGAAGCTGATCTTCGAAAACGGCCACGCCGAGGGCAAGGGGCTGATGATCCATTCGTGCGTGATGGCGCGCGTGGTGTCTTGCCAGTTTCAGGGCCAGTGCAAGGTCGGGATCGAGACGTTCAACAGCCAGTGCGCCACGCTGGACACCTGCACCATCATCGGCATCCGCGGCGTCGGCCTGATGGCGGGCAATGCGACGACTGCGCTGAACTGCGACATCACCGGCTGCGTCGAGGGGATCCGCCACCAGAATCTCGGGCTGGTCGTGCTGGGCGGCCGCTACGAGGTGAACGGCATCGCCATCCACCTCGGCATGAACGAGAAGGGCGAGGCGTGGCAGTCGACCGGCTTCAAGATCAGCGGGCTGTCGATGGAATCGAACGACCACGGCATCTACATGCTGGCCGCCGCATCAGGCACGGTGGATGCCTGCGCGATCACCAACAACACGCCCGACAAGCACTCGGGCATCTTCATGCACAATGCAGAGGAAATCGGAGTCAGTGCGATCGGCGTCAGCAGCGGGACGCATCCCTTCCTTGACGCCGGCATCTTCCTGAACAACCCGAAGCATTGCTCGTTCGGCGCCATCCCCATCAACGTGGCGAGCGGCAAGACCTGGCAGCTGGCCGAGGACATGCCGTCGCGCGGGCTGTTCTTCGCGCCGTCGTGCAATCCGATGCCGGAGGGCGTGTGACGAAGCGGCGCAAGGCGACGATCATCGTCCTGCCCGGTGTCGAGCGGCGCGACCTCGGCGTCGAGCTGTCGTCGCGGCATATCTTCGAGGATGCGATCGAGGAGGGCGTGGTCGACGCAATCGTGGTGGGGCGTGGCCGGGCGGGCGAGCTTTATGTGGCGTCGGCCGGAGCGGATACGGACCGGGTGATCGGCCTCTTGATGCGGGCGGCGACCTGGCTGGCGCGCAGCGAGGTGGTGCAGACGGAGGACGAGTGACCTGGATCACGCTGTCCGAGGCGGACATCGTGGAGGCCGATGCCTGTGGCGAGCAGCGCCGCGCACTGTCGAAGGCGCTGCGGCTCAAGTCGAGCAACAACGCGCCGATGGATGATGCGACGGCGCTGGCGCGCGACATCTGGGGGGCGCGCGGCGAGGTGGCCGGGCGCAACTACCTGGCGCCGGTCAAGTGGAAGAAGTTCCTGACCGAGGACGAGTTGCGGTCGGGCAAGAAGCTGCCGGACCTCGAGGACTGGATCGACGTCAAGGCCTGCCGACAGTCGCATCATTGCCTGATGGTGCAGCACGATAATCCTCCCGATGTGGCCTATCTGCTGATCTGCGCGGCCGAGCATCCGCACCATCGCGTGGTCGGCTGGTGCTGGGGGCATGAGGCGAAGCAGGAGCGGTTCTGGGAGGATAAGTCG